ATTGATTTCCTCTACTATCATAATCAGTTACATTATCAAAGTTGTTGATAGTATCAACTCTCTTTTCATTAACAACATCTAGAATAACAACACTCTTAGTTGATCCTTCAAGATTAACACCACCTTTAGTTTCCGATGTAATTCCAACATCAGCAAAGTTCTTCAATCCAGCAGGGTGAACAACACTGTTAACTGGATTCGAGAACGTATCCCAAGTAATTGGACTCTTAACGGAGTAAGATAAGTTCTGATAATAATCATTATCTGGAGTTCTTTGATGATCTGCACTAATCTTGCCAACATCATCTCTCCATCCAATATCTTTCTTGGATGAATAACTGATCTCAAATTTAGATCTGTTCTTATCAATCTTAGTTACAGTTGCAACTGCTCCACTAATTTGTCCCTTTATCTTATTGCCAACTCGAAGATCAAATCTTCCTCTAATCTTAATATAATCATCTCTGACTAAGGCAACAAATACATCAGCATCAATAAATCCAGTTCCAGAATCAACAAATAATTTTTCATTTGTACTGAATAAAGCACGTTTCTGAATTACATCAACGTTTGGATAATTTGCCTTATTGACAATAGTTGCATATCCAGATTGATATGTTTTTGCAATTCCTGGATTTGCACTTAGATAATTTCCAAGTTCATCTTTGATTTCAAATTCAAGTCTTGCTGGATTTGTGTTTACGTAGGTTTTTACTTTGAAGAATCTATAATCATAGTTTTCAGAGTTCCAACCATCCCCAGTTGAACCTTCAGCAAGCTCAATACCTTCAATAAAGATCTCATCACCATCATTGAACTGTGGTGAATTGTATCCCAAGAATGGAGTTTTTAATGTGCATGTTGCAATACCAGTATGTCCTGCCTGAATAGAGACAATACCAACACCATTCGAGTTATTAACAAAGATTACCTTATGTGGTTCAGACTCAAGTCCAAGAAGTGGACCAAGTTGAGTAATTTCGGAGACCGCACCGTTTGGAGTTTCTGCTATCAAAGAAGTTTCATCAACAACTGTCTTCTTGGTTTCATTCCAAAGTTTGATATCTGGTGCATTAAGATAACGTGATCCACCAGAAAGAATATCAAATCTATCGATTGTATCCAAATCATCAACAGTGACAATTGGAGAAACAAATGCTTCGGGTCTTAAAGTTTTATCAGATGGATAATCATATCCAATATCTCTCATTCTAATAGATTTGACTCTACCGATTGAAGTAGAAACTGCAACTACGTTTGCATTACGACCAGTCTGTGTAGTGACATCAATAAATTTTGGAAGTTTGTTAAAGTTAAATCCTTTAGATGTAATTTTCACCTTACCAATACTTCCACTAATTGCATTAGAGGATTTTGTTGCATACTCTAACGTGTTGGTTTCACTCTTTTGATATGAAAGAACACTTGGAAGCACACTAGGAGAATAACTGAATGAAGATGTGGAAATACCAAAAATACTGTATGATCCATTGTAAGGACTATCAACGTAGTTAATCTCCGAATAATTAGCAACATCAACATCAGCAGTGCTAATGTAACCACCCTTTTCTAAAGCATAGAATAGTTTATTTGGAATATTCTTAGAATAATCAATGGTCAGTGATGCTGTTCCAAATCCAACACTACCAATTCCAATAACATTAAAATCTCTATTATCAATCGTGCTTAAGAATTCTGTCTTAAATTCTCTTTCACGGAATATCTTTAATTGATATCCTTGTAAAGACTCATCACCAAGAAGGAATTTAATACTAGAATTTCTATCAACATCAATCTTTGGATTAATTCTTGCTATAGAATGTTCTGATCCACCAATACCAGTAAGATTAATTGAAGATTCTGTCTGTGGTTGCGATTCATAATAAGTTTCTGCTAATCTAAAGATAGATGAACTCTCTTTGATAGCATAATATGATCCTGTAGTAAGACCTGATACGATCTCATCAGTTGATGTGTAGAAAAGTTTATCACCAGTTTCAAATCCATGATTTGGAATGTTAATTGTATTACTACCAATATTGACTTGAGATGAATCAAATCCTACTGGATTAACTATTAATTGCTTAGTTTCTTTGTTTAGTTTGAGTGTAAGTGGTGCTGTGCTACCAACTCCTACTACTGTATTTGGAACAACACTGAGTCTTACAGTGTCTCCACGTTTGAGACCGTGAGATGATCCAGTACTAACTGTAGTAACAATACGATCAATATCCGCAGTTACATTATTATAATTTGTTTCAATAAGATATTCGTTATTATCTGAACCATCTGTATGGAAATACAATCCATCAGTTGAAGTTGTTAAACCAATTTGTGTAACTAAACCAATGTAATTCTTACCTTTATTAATAACATATACATCGGATGTGTTTGTAAAACTATCGGGAAGGAAAAATAGTCCACTGCTTGCAGCAGTTAATCCAACAGTAAGTGGATTGACACCACCAGTTGATGTCTTACTAAACGTTACTTTCTCACCAGTTTTAAATGGATGATTTGGAATGTAGATAGTTCTGTGTGGAATATTCACCATGAATGTGGTGCCTGCTCCAGCAGATGTTCTACCAATCTCCTGTAGTTTAGATACTGCACTACCAGTGGTTAAACCAATACCAACTGCATCTTTTGCATTAAAATATCTTCTTACATTTCTCTTAGATTTAAAACTACTTGTTTTTGTGTTGAGTTTAATTCTGTCATTTAAAACATGAATTTTACTTCCAAGTGTATGTGCTACACCAGGATCGGCAGTTCTATGAACTCTAATAATACCATTATTAAATTTTTCTAATACCTTAACAGTTTCAATTCCTTGAGCAGAACTGATAACCATACTTCCACCAATAGAAACTGTTGGCGGACTAGATACGTAAATGTCCTGAGCAACACCACCAGGAACACTATTCCAAGCAATTGCAGTTGAAGCAAGAGATACGGTTTCAGTTCCAAAACCAATTGTTTTGGATCCAGCAAGATTAATGATAGAGGATGAAAGACCACTTACAGAAACTGTATCGCCATCTTCCAAATCAAATCCACTCAAGTTGTATGCAGATACTTGATTTTCATTATTCCAAACTAAAGTAGTATTTTCATAACGATATAATTCAGTTTCAATCTTATTAATATCTTTACCAATAAGTTCAGATACTTCTGCCTTCAATCCTGATCCACTATTATCAGTCTCATCAAAGTTCAGACGTTCTCCAATTCTATATCCAGTTCCACCTTCGATAACTTCAATATCTTCAACATCACCTTGAGTAACTGATCTTACAACACTGATTTGTTCAAATGATTCATATGATTCATTGAAGAAATCATAATCTGCACCAGGATCATTTACTTTATGTGGGAAAGTATTACGAACAAGAGTTGATGAATTAAAATCAAAACTATGATCTAATGTCTTATTCTCTTCAATAAAATCATTCTTATAAGTATTACCTACAAAGTATGGATATGATGGGATTAATTTGTTGGTAGAGGTACTTGTTTGAACGCCTACAAAATAAGCATAGGTTCCATTAGGAAACTCTGGAGTTTTGCAGAACCTACCATTATGTCTATCAAGTTCACCACTATTAGTATACTTGTAATCTTCAATAAAGAATCCTGCAGGAAATTTATTTGCAGGTCTATCAAAAACTGCTGAAGTATCTAATTCATATCCAGGTCTAATAATTGTAGTGGTTGATTGAGTATCATCAGGATCAATGTAACCAAAAGGTCCATAGATTGGATTGCCGTCATACGCCCAACCAATAATTGGTGAGTGTGCTCCACTGGTTACATCCTCAAATCCATTTGATGCAAGATCTTGGGAATATCCATACATGGAATATGAAAGACCATCTTTAGTCCCACGTTGATACACATTTGAGAATATCTGTGTTGAACTATTTTGCTGTGTGATGTTTCCATATCTTTCAGCATTGTTTACTTCAAGATCTCTAACTCTAGTTGAGAATATAGCGCCCTTTCCACTTGGATCAACTACCAATATGGTGGTGTTAGGATCATAACCAAGTCCGCTATTAGTTACAATGACTTTGGTAATCTCACCATCTTCAATCACAGGACGGAAAGATGCACCAGTTCCACCATTTGCATCAATGGTACGAATTTCAGGTATTGAGAAATACTCAGAACCTCTTCCCATAACCTGAACTTCAATTATTCTACCATTACTGATGATTGGGTTTAATTGAGCATTTTTACCATTCTTGACGGTAATTTTTGGTCTTTTGTGTAAGTTGATGATACTGGATCCATATCCAACACCACCTTCATATAAGTATGATCCAGTAATCTCTCCAGTTACAATTGGAGTGAACGTAAATGATCCAGAAAGAGTTGAACCAAAAGATACATTTTCGGTAACCACAATTGGTGGATACTGGAATACATGATAACCAGAACCAATTCCAGAAATATCTACATACTTTCCTCTCTTGAGATCAGATGTTAAACTAGCAGCGACACCAACATTGATAAGTCTAAATTTATCTGCATCAAGTTTTAATATGGAATATTGGTTAGACGTTGAGAGTCCAGCAATGGAAAGATTTCCTTCTGTAGTTTCTTCTGTAGAGTAATCTACAATCTCACCAGTCTCAAATCCGTGATTCTCATATGAAATAGTATCATATACTGTTGAGATGCCAGAAGACTTGACTCTAAGTTTTCTATGCTGATATCCAGATCCTGGAGAAATAACTTTAATTTTTCTAAGAACTTTCTGTGCAAGAGTTCTGAATTTATGAATGCCACTGGCAGTTGTTGTAGTTGATAACCCAATAGTATTGATACCTGCCTTAGATCCATCTTCTGAAGGAGCATCAGCAGCATTTTTATACAGTTGAATTGTATTAGTATTCGCAACACCAACATAATATGTGTCTCCACTACCAAGAACACCTGTTGCTGGTTGATTTGGATTGAATGCCTCACCTATTGAGATGGCAGCATTACCATTTCTATTGTAAATGATAGGATCGCCATTCTTAAGAAAATGATCTTCACGGAAGGTAATCGTTTCGGTATTGATATCTACACCACCACCAAGATCAAGACGACGACTATCGAAAGTGAATTCTCTAAATCTATTGCCAACAATTGGTTCAAGAAAACATCCGCTTCCGTTACCACCAGTTAAGGTGAGGGAAGTAACAGAACTTACATCAAAATTATGTGGGTCAACATGAACCTCTTTTACGCTTCCAGTAATAATTGGTTCAACTTTTGCTGTCCCAGCAAAACCAGCAGCAATTTCAATTTGTGGTGGATTTACTACATCATACCCCTTTCCAGAATTTAAAATCTCAAATTCTTTAATTGGTCCATAGTAAACTTTATCATCAGATTCTGGTGAACTAATTTCAACACCATCAATCAAAATACCAATACTACCAGATTCTCTTTTAGAATCTTTAGTATTTGCTCCAGACTGGGTAAGTTCAAATTTTCTTAAAATATGCTTTGGACCAAGCAATCTGTCCTTCTGATCAATTAGTGTAAATCTATGAACTCCACCAAGTTGATTAGATCCAAATCTTACAAATTGATCTCCTTCAATTTGAGATTTAGAAGCATACAAATAAATTTCATTTACAGTAACTATTCTAACGTAATATGACTGTTCAGAAACTAATCCAGAAAGTGGATTATCTGCAGTGTATATAATTTCGTCGCCATCAATAAAGTCTACTGCTGAAGCAAATTTAATTGTTGAGAATGACTTCAGAACAGGATCATACCCTGCCAAGTGATTATCAGATCCATCAGGGATAGATGATTCAATGATCTTACTTTCAATAGGATAAGAAGGTAATGAATGAGATGCAACATATCCTTCTGCTACCTGATCATCATTGTATACATTCAGAACATTTGCAGAGTAAATATCGTTTCCAAGATCAATATTTACAGAGTTTGATTTTGCCTTTTCAAGTTTTCTACGAATACTGTATTCTGTAGTAGGATTTGGTGGCAACGGTGTACCATTAGCATCTACCCCCCAAGCATCGGATGGTAAGTTGTTTATATCAACTTCATCTGTAAGTTGATTGACATTACCAATAGTAATTGTTGCGAGTACAAAGTCTCCTCTGAGCAATTCAAATGTATCACCAACTTTCAAACTAGACTTATCTGGTTTGGATTTTAACTTGAATGTAGATCCATTGATAGATTGAATAATATATCTGGATGCAGTGTTATAGATCCATGAGTTGGAAAAAACTTCCTTATAAGTTTTATCACCAGTAATTGGATTTTCAACAATCTCACCAATATTTCTTACAGAAATTTCTTCATCTTTTTCAATTAGTGCTATATCACCTAGAGGTGTAAAATTGGAAAGAACTCCTGTGATACGAAGATCGATTCTATCTTCAATATCACCATTACCATATCCATAAACAGTCTGATCTGCACGTATCGCATCACCAGTGTTAATGGTATTTGTGATTCCAGTACACCCAAAGAATTGTGTAACACTCTTGGAAGTATAATCAAAAGTATTATTACCAGATGGTCCAATAGAAACTACAGTTCCAGTATTACCAAATCCTACTGTAGAATCTACTGTAACAACGCTAGAACCGCTGTTAACACGTTCAATTGCCTTGGACCTACCTGGGATACCAAATAACCCTTCAATCAGGTCTCTCTCACTATATCCAACAAATAGACCAACCCTGTAAAATGTCTTATTATCTCTAGTGAAGATCTCAACATCAGAAACTGATGCATTAGTTGTGGGATCATCAGATTTGAAAATTGTTTGCCCTTCAAGTGCAAATGGGTTACCAGAGATTGCCTCTACAACAAGAACTTCTCTTCTGATATAATCTGCAGATGATGGTTTGATAAGACGATTTTCAAGATCTATAACTTGTGCATACTCGCCATATAAAACCTTGAACAGAATCCTAATTGATTCTGCAATACCTTTTGATTGGTAGAAGTTTCTAGCATGTTTGATGAAGTTACCAACATCAAGATCATCAACAAACTTCTGATCCTCTAATCCTGGAGTAAATGTTCTCTTGAGTTTCTTGTAGAACTCTTGTAAGAAGAGAACACTCAGGTTTGTTACTTTATCGTTTGCTTTATGAGAATCAGCAGAAGAGGTTGAGAAAACAACATTCTGCCTATTGGTATCTGTAAAGAAACTGGTGATACCTACGTTGTACCCAGTAACGCCACTGAAACCACGAACACATCCAGTAAGCTTACCACGCCCAGAACTAGTAGATGTAATACCAGTGTATGTAATAATCTCGTCGTTAATCTTAAGGAGACCATATTCATCAGGAAAACTCTTGACTGAATTTATCTCAATTTCAGTTGCAGAGGAATCGAAATCAGAATAAACAGAAGTTTCTCCTACAACTGTTTCTGGCACCAGGTTATCAACCTTGATATAGCGATCAAGATTATCGACAAGGTCTACATTGCCACCTTGCTTTTCAAGCGAAAGATAATATTGCTTGAAAAATTCAACTGCCTTTGGAAAGTCTGCAACTAAGAATTCTGGAAGTTGGCTCTCAATAATTTTATTGAGTTGCACTCTCTTCTCAAAATGCGACATATTTTATTTCCTCTCTAAATCTCCGTTGGAATAACTTGAAGTATAGTAATCTCTTGTGAAAGAAACGCCAGAAATATCTTCACCAGATGCAATGACATCTTTAACCATATTTATTGTACTATCCGAAACATTAAAACTCAGATAAAGATCTTTTAGACCAACAACATCATTAGATTCTGGGAATGCTTGAATCTCAATTATGTCATTATCTGCAACTGTAGATGTAATGTTAATTGTATTAACAAGGATCTCTCCCTTCATATAATCAACCGTTCCTACGCCCTTCACAGCAACTTGAAGGTTGTTCTGCTCTGTTCTCTTAATCGCTGCCAGAACGCCCTTTCCACTGCCATCTAGGGTACCGTCAGCGTTCTTATTGGGTACGTCAGTAAAGTAGATCGTATCATTAGATCCAGCGATTGTGAATCCTGTACTCTTAATATTGTATCCACCAGGATTGATGTGGAACATATTACCAAAACAGAGTTCATATTGTGCAAACTGGTTCGTAAGAACCTTCATGTCTCTTCTAATTCTAACTTTGGTGATGTTAGAAGTGATTGCACTATCTACTCTATCAATTAATTGAAGAATCTTACTGTATTTGAATCGTCCACCAAAACGATTCATGTCAACATCTCTAGAATATGTTGCTAATGCACTGGTAACACTAGTTTTAAGATCATCTACATTAGAAACTTGAGTGGTATTGAAGTAGATTGACGAATCAATCTCCACATATAGCACTTTAAGATCAACAATCTTCTGGTTAATGCCAGCAATAGCGTATTGTTTGAGTTTATTTAAAATATTTTGCTTATCAAAATCGGAAACATACGTTCCATTCTTTGGTTTGATGCTAATCTGCACCGTTCCAAACTGTGGAGGTGATAATTCTTCTCCACCAATCACTGCAACAGACTCAGTGCTGGGGTATACTTGCTGAATAATCGCCTCATAGTCCCTCGCTGTCACCGCTCTGTGCTGCGCTGCGTACAATCTAGGGGCAAAGTACTTAATTGATGAAACACCCTCTATATCACCGCCATTCATCGCCTTCTGAACGGTTGTAATAGGGATAGAATCAGTTGGAATGACTCTATTTCCACTCTCATCAGTGAAATTTCCTTGAAAATCGAAAACAGAAGGTCCGTTTCCAGATTCACCATCAGTTACGATGTAAGAAATTGTAATAGTTGAGTTATTTTCTAACTTTTTACCAAAATATCCATCACCAAACAGGATTTCGTACCTTTCATCTTGAATTTCTTGAATCAAGAAGATTTCAGAGGTCTTATCCAGGTTTAAAATGTTATCAACCTTATGAAACTCTCTTCCTAAACCAGTTTCATTGGGTCCTTTTACGTTTACAACGATACTTGAGGCATCAATATTGGGATTATCAAGAATAAAACGTTGATCAACGGAACCTACAACAATATATTGTCTTGTTAAGTAGGTTCCTTGACTAATTGTGACTGGTTTTGTGGCAGATCCGAAGTCTGCAAACCCATTTTTAACGGGTGCAGAGATATCTTCGGGTACTGAGAAGCGATAAGAGGTATTATCAAAGTTACCAACTGCAACTAAACCCGCTTTAAGAGTAATAAACTGACTTGTAGTGCTTGTTGGTACTCTAAAAGTAACATGTGCCTTTGCTGAACTGCTAGATCGGGGTACATAACCGATATTTCTTGCCAAAGATACCACATTTTCCCTAACTGTCGCTGCATCCAGGAAGGATTCATTAACAACTAGGTTTGCATTGAATGCATTAATGTAAGTATTATAAGCAAGAGTATCAATAAGGACCGAAAAATTAGACCCTTCAAAGTCAAAATCCGTGAAATTTGAATTTGCACGGAGATATGACTTAATTTCGGTCTTAATTTGGTCGAAATCTAGGTTAGTAAACTGAGTAAAAGGCATATTTTATCGCGTTGCCTCTAGTAAGAAAGAGAATGTTTGGGTACCTACATCTAATCCCCTAATGTCATACTTAATATCCACTTCAAATGTATTATCATCTGGAAATGGTTTTACATCAACGACCAGATTGGAAACTCTAGGTTCAAAAGCCAGAATACTATTCTCAATTTGATCCTTAATTTCAATCGAAGTTGGAATAGTAACGTTTTCAAACAGCATTTTACGTATATTTGAACCCAAATCAGGGTTAAATGGACGCTCTGTTAGAATTGTTTCCACTAAATTACGAACTGATCGTGTAATGGCACGCTCATTAATGATGACTGGTAAGTCTTTAGTGATAGGATGCGGATCAAAGGAGAAACTAATATCCTTAAATGCCCTAGATATCCTCTGCGATGCCATTATAGGGTTAGATTTCTATGAATTTATTTATACCCTTACTCTTGATTTTGCTCCTCTTCCGTCAATTCTTCTGGTGCATCACTAGTTTTACGTGGTTTGGTCCAGTAATCTGTAATCAATGATGTGGTGCCCCACATTTGATACATGTATTTTACGTCACGATCTACGTGATACTTTGCCATTGGTGTTCTCTCGTTTAGGTAAACATCGGAACTTTTTGAGGGGTTACTATCCCTATCAGTATTTACTCCTCTAGGAGTT